GAAACCGGCGTGGAGGTTCGGCATTGACATTACTCCTTGGCCCCCCAGCCCCGCACCAAACATGCCACCGATTTGAGCGACCATCGCTGGCGTCATCGCCGCAGCCACCCTATTTTGATCAATCACGTCCTGATCTTCGGACGTCCCCGCAGAATTGATGTTCGCAAAGTTTACGATCCAGTCCCAAAACCCGCCAGCACCATCGGCGTCGCTAAGTAGTTCTTTCTTCACGATACCGAGGCCCGCCCCGACGTCTTCGATCGACTGGATGACCTCAGGGCTGAACATTTGCTCAAAGACACTCTTGACGTTGTCCGAGTCAGCGATCCCAAGTAGTTCGTCGGCGACGTCGCCCAGACCTGACGACTGCGCCATATTCTTGAACGCCGCTATGGCCTCTGGACCCCCCATCTTCATCTGGGCCAAAGCCTGAGCGCCCTTGAAACTAGCGTCCGTCACAGCCAGTTGTGCTTGGGCGACAGGGGACCCGCTGTCAGCCGTCGCTAAGAAATCAGCCATCGCTTCCTTGGCGTCAAGAAGCGACATTTCCAAATCTTCCTGAAAGCCCTGCCCCAACCTGAGGGCACGCTTCGCTTCATCGACCCTGCGCTGCAACTGCTTCTCCGTCAGGTCCTCACGGCGAGAGCGTGAACCACCCGTTTCCATGTTCATCGTTTCACGCTGCGCCTTCAACAATCTCTGCTGCGCGTCTTCCAACGACAACACAGCCTTGATGGCGCCACTAGCGGCATTGATTTGAGTGTTCGTGACCGAAATCGCGGTGTTGACGTAATCCTTCAAGACGTTGACATAATCGCCCTTGGTTTTATGCAACGACGTAACGATGCCCTGATGGATGCCTTCACCGATGGGTACACCGACCTTGTTCTGGAAGAGAACAGACGGCGACTTAGCGTCGATACCCCGAGGGCCCCTTAGGGCTACCAGCATCGCTTGGAACACCCCAAGAGTGGAGTTGATCATCTCGGGTGCGTACATGTGCAACCCGTTGATGTACCCGCCGATTGTCGAAGCGCCTATATCGACGCCCTGATCAAACGCGAATGGGCCAACCTGATTCTTGACCTTCAGAGCCTCCTCCATGAGGGCTTCCGAAGCGGACATGTCTTCTTCCGCGAACATGAGCGCAATGCTGTCTGGAGTCGCGCCGGAACGCATCAACAGTTCTGTTATCGCCTCCCCACTGGCCCCGCCCAGTTCAGCGGTGCCCACAAGCGACCCCATGAGAGTCTGGACCGCGGCCTGCGCCTGCTCGGCACTAGCGCCACCTTCGAGCATGGCCGATCCCATGTCTTTGAACATGCCAATCAGATTTACGAAGTTTTGCTGGGCCTCTATAGCGGCCACCGAGTTGTCATCCAGCGACCCGCCAGATTCGTCCAAAGCCTCAGCCAAATCGACCAAACCCAACCTGTAATCAGACTGGACAGTCACAAGGTTCGTTTGCCGACCGATCAGATCATCGAACCGCTGTGTGAACGATTTCGCTGCGTCGTCAGCCGCTGCAAACCCTTGCTCCATGGCTATGAGAGCGTCACCGACCGTGTCGCCAGCCTGCTGGGCTTCGTACCCAAGGTCGTTCCACCCTTCCTCGGCCATCCGCAACTCTCTTGTCGCGCGCCGCAGGGCGTTGTTCTGTTTATCGATTTCGGTCCACTGCGACATCTCGTCCCAGTCAGCCCCACCTACGCGGTTGGCCTCCGCGATCTCCGCGTTGATCGCCTGCCATGCCTCAACATAAGCCTCAGCGAAGTCAAGGAACGCCTGATCGCCTGCGAAACCTGCTTCTGGGAGTTTTATGGCACCAGAATTGATGGCCTCTAAAGTTTCGTGGAGAGTGTCAAACCCTTTGCGGGTGTCGCCGACGAACCCGTCCACAGAGTGCATTCTGTCCATGAACGCTTTTTCGAAGATCTGCAACTGGACTTCAGCGCCTTCGACGTTGCCTTCGAGACTGTCGCTAATCGCATCCGTCATCCCCGTATAGATAGTCATTGCGTTTGCGACGTCGCCGTGAAGCAAGTACTTCTGGAATATATGAGGGATCTCTCCAAGGGCGTCCTCAACCGGCCCTGTGACGCTATTTATGAGATGATCTCGGCCCTGCGTGTGGGATTTGACACCCAGTACCTCGTCCATGCCTTTTGTGAGTTCAAGGCTGATCCCATCCGCCCAAACCCGTGCCAACATTTCTGCTTCTTGTTGCCCCGCCGAGTCTGTCAGGAAACCCAGTATTTGCTGGGTGACGAACTTGGAATCGTTGCTGTCGAAGAGCCGTGTGAATGTGTCACCTAGCGGGTTATTCGGTCCGCTGAACTGCCTCCCGAGTTCAGCAACGAGCCCAGTGAACTGTCCAACCACCTCGTCAATAACCTCTTGGTCATCTTCTCCTTTGAGCATCCCAGCGAAATGGGTGAGGAGGGACTGCTCGGCCTGCACCTGCCCACCGAGACTAGACAAATCGCCAGCAGCGTCGATCGCCTCCCGCCACGTAGCGTTGAACGCCTTGATGTGTTCGGGGTCAGGGACCGATTGGCCAAGGTGGGAGAGAGCATCTGCGTAATCGTGGATCGGTTGAAGCGACCGTTCACCGACTTGGCGAACATCGTTGATCCCGTCTCGTAAGTTAGCGAGATCCTTGACAGTGGTGTCTGATTCTTTGCCCCAGATCATGAAAGCAGCAACGACCAACCCAATAACCGCAACAAGGGCGTACAGCCCACCAGTTGCTACTGTTAGGTGTAGTTTCAAGGCTAGGAAGAACTCGCCCATTGCGATCTGATTAATCCACCACAACACGTGCTGCTGGACCAGCGCCACGTTGAAGCCGACGTAAACGGTGATCAACTTACCCATAGCGATCATCAGAGCGCCAGCGACGGTCACTATCAGCGACATCGCCGCCGCAACGCCGAGCAGTGGGGTCCTTGAGATGGCTTCCGTGAACTTCGCTACCCCTTGGGCCATTCTGACAAACACGGTGAGTAGAGGAAGCATCGCTTCGCCCAGTTCCAAGAACGAAATCTTCATGCCAGCAGTCGCTCTGTTGAACTTAAACATGGCGCCCTTAGACGTCTTCTGGAGCGCTTCGTCCGTATCACCGACAGAGTTCGCCAAAGCACGGAAAATGCCTTCGTTCTCCGTCAAGTTCGCACCGGTGATGTCCAACGCACCAGCCAAAGCACGAATGTTGGGGAACACGTCAGCAAACGCGTCCTCGTTCTCCTCAGCCAGATCGCGGAGGCGTTTCAGAACCGACAACAGGCCCTCTTCGTCGGCCTGACGGCGCAACTCGCCCTCAGCGATACCCATCTCTGTCAACGCCTTCGTCGTCTGGCGTGACGGGTCAAGAAGCGACTGCATGATCTGCCGCAACTGGATAGCCGACGTTCTCGCATCGGTACCAGTACGGGTCATAGCGGCAATGGCGGCTGCGACCTCGTGGAACTCAATACCCATGGCCGAAGCAACAGGGATGGCCTTACCGATAGCGGGCGCTAACCGGTTCGCTTCTACCTTGCCTTCACGTACAGCAGCAGTGAGGACGTCTACGGCTGCGCTACCTGACAGGTTCTCTGCGCCGTAAGCGTTAACAGCCGACGTGGCGGCGTCAGCAACAACCTTTGTCTGACCGAGACCAACGGCGGCGCCCTTGGCTGAGGCGTGAAGAACTTCCATGGCGGTGGCGCCACGCAAACCAGCCGACGCCACGAAGAACATGGCCTCTGCGAGTTCCTGCGGCCCACGACCAGTCGCAGCCGAAGCCTCTTTCACAGCATCGGTGAAACGGCCAACTGAACCAGCGGATACGCCCACCAACGCTTCGATCCTCAGCATCGATTCCTCGAACTGGGCAAATGATTTAAGCGCCATACCGCCAATAGCGGCGATCGGTAGCCCAAAGTTTTTCATCAGGACACGGCCAGCCGACTGGGCGCGGTAACCCGCCGATGCCATCGACGCACCCATCTTCTGGGTGGCGTTGCCCGTGGCTGTCGACGCCTTCTGGACGCCCTTCATCGAATTCGCGTAAGCGGCGGCGCCGCCCTTCACCCCCGTGGGGTCAAGGATGATCCGCTGGTGAAGCGCCGGGAGTTGGATTGCCATGTGCTTATTCTTTCACTGGCACGGCATTGACTCAAACGGGCGGGGCGCCATCCACCGGCAGGTCGGAACCCATCGATCGGGCGAAAGCCATCAACTGGCTAGTCTTCTTCGCCTTCTCCTTCTCAGGCTTGGCGATAGAGACAGCGGCTATGACTTGGGCGGGGCTGGCTTCCCAGAAGTCTTCGTACCTTTGGTGGGTTTGGCACCAACTGGAGATGGCTGCTCGCCAAGGGTATCGGCCTCCATTTCTTCGATTGTCTTTGTTAGTTCGTCGTTTAGCATCGCTGTCTGCGAGTCCACTGCCGCTTCCGCTTGCTTTAGTAGCCGACTCGCCACGGTAGGGTCCACGCCGTTCGCCAACGCCCATGCCACCCCCACAGCGTTGGTGTACTCAGTGAGGTTGCCCTCAACCATTTTCATGCCCGCCTTGTCGACAGGTTCACCCATAAGGAGAGCCATAGTCCTGCGGAGTGTCGACACCGGCTTGGCTTCCATCACCAACTGCCACTCTTGGAGGCCGTCCCACAGTTCCTCAATGTCAGCGATGATGTTGTGTGTGAATTTGATATTGAACTCTTCGGTGTCCTGCACCCCCTCAGAGTCGTAGATCGGGAACCAAGCCCCGTCCTCTTCGCGTAATACGGCGACCTGAACAGGGACGCCTTTGTTCTTGAGTACAGCAGGGGTGAAATCCATGTACAGATGGTACCCCACGCGCGGAGGGACGGCGACCCTCTCAGATCGCCGTCCCTCAATACCCGCTTAGGTTAGGAGGTGATGGGTTAGAGCGTCTCCGCCGTCTCTTGGAACGACAACTGGCCGAACCTGACCGGGTCACCGGCAGGCTTGATGCCCTCAGCGGTGAACGTCGGCGAGTTGAACGAGTCCGTCGAACCAGAAACCAGCGAACCGCCGGTCAACTGGCACTTCTGGAGCGACACCACAACAGTGGCGAGATCCTCACCACTGGTCTGGAGGTCGTCGATCAGGAAGGCAATCTTGAAGTACGGAAGCGACGTGTCATCAATCGCCAATGTCGCCGTCTCGGCGTCACCGGTACCACCACCTGTCGTGGCGGGCGTGGTGCCGAGCAGGACTTCGAGTACGATCAGCGAGAGTTCGCTGTAAGTACAGGAGAAGTTGAGACGGTCGATCTTGCCCTTCTTTGCAAGAACAACACCGCCATCACCCTTCAACTCGTTAGTGATGAAGTTCGGCTCCAGAGATACTTCCTGAATACCGGGAACATCGATACCACCACCGTAGGCGGTGCTGGCCGATGCCACGTCTGACGTTAGCGGGTAAACCTTGCAGTCCTTCACGTCGAAGGTAATTGCACTCTGTGAGACCGTCATTATTGCTCCTTAGCGGGGGTCAGCCTTGTCTGTACTTCCCTAGTCTGACCGATGCCGTGTAAGGGGTGAGAGAGGG